TGACTGTTCTTTATTAGTGGAAGAATCCGGACCGTACTTCTTTATCCAGGCGTAAAGGCTGTGGGTGGTGATATCGAGACGTGTTGCAACGCTGGCAACAGAATAACCGCGATCAACAACCTGTTTGACTGCTTCAATTTTAAACTCTTCGGGATAACGCTTACCGCTCATGGGCACCTCTCTTTAAGCCATCTTAAATGACTCTGAGGTGTCTGTTAAACCCGTGGCGATTCAAATGATTGCCAGAGAGCTGGAAAAACTAAAGTCTACATAGTTGGCCTTCTTTTATCTCACTTCAAATATCTAATCAGGTCGCAATGCGGCCTTTTTTATTGCCAAAATTTAAGGAATAACAACATGAATTCAGCAGATTTACCGAAGATTCTTGAAGAACACAAAGTGTGGATTACCTCAATGCGTGTGAGAGGATCGAGAGCCGACCTGCGCGGTGCCGACCTGTGCGGTGCCGCCCTGTGCGGTGCCGACCTGCGCGATGCCGACCTGTGCGGTGCCGACCTGCGCGGTGCCGACCTGTGCGATGCCGACCTGTGCGGTGCCGACCTGTGCGGTGCCGACCTGCGCGGTGCCGACCTGCGCGATGCCGACCTGCGCGGTGCCGACCTGTGCGATGCCGACCTGTGCGGTGCCGCCCTGTGCGGTGCCGACCTGCGCGGTGCCGACCTGTGCGATGCCGACCTGTGCGGTGCCGCCCTGTGCGGTGCCGACCTGCGCGGTGCCGACCTGCGCGATGCCGACCTGCGCGGTGCCGACCTGTGCGATGCCGACCTGTGCGATGCCGACCTGTGCGGTGCCGACCTGCGCGGTGCCGACCTGCCTGATCTCACTTTCGTAATCCTGGGTGAGAAATACTTCATAAGTATAACGAACGGTGAATATGTACGAGCAGGGTGCCAGAACCACACAGTTGAGGAATGGAGAAAATATAGTAAGCAGGAAATTGCTGAGATGGATGGTCGTAAAGCTCTTAAATTTTATCCACGCCTTCTGGACATTATCGATTTCTATATTGGTAAAGGTGAACGCCCGGATTGGTTAACAAGTAAAGAATATGCAGATGAAGTAACTGGGTAAGCGTATTTTTGGCAGCGAATAAGCACCTATAGCAGATTTACGAGTCTGCTATGTGAGCAATATCGCTCGTAACCAAGCGAGGACGACGACTCGTTCTGGTTAATCGAAAAATCATCCCTTGATGTTATTTGCCGCTCGCAGTCAGGGCGGCTTTTTTTCGCATACCAACGACGCTTCATTCGAGGCATTTTTGTTATGCAAATTAACTAAGGAGCACGCCATGCAATATCGTTTTGCCGGGTGGCCCATTGCTGGCTGCCCTTCTGAATCACTTCTCGACAGAATTACCAGAAAATTACGGGCCGGATGGAAACGTCTCGGTGAAATTCTTAATCAGCCAGGAGTGCCACGCCATGACCATTACGCCTGTTAACGGAACAATTCTTGTTCAGCAAGGAAACAGGGAGTTCAACAAGCTATATGAGAAAGTATTTCCGGATACAAAACAGGGAATGTCTGATGCGTATACATGGGCTGCCGGAATAGCTCTTGGTTGGGATAAGTGGCAGGACGAAGACTGGGAGAAGCGTCATGTTGCATGATTTTGATGATGACGAGTTTATTGCTCTCATATCTCCAGAAATTGAGGAAGAAGTGGAGCAGCAAATTAACTTAGCCGCAGAACGGCAGAATCCGATTATTGGTTGGGATGAATTTGCGGGGTATTACTCATGAGCAAAGAGTTTTACGCAAGACTTGCTGAAATTCAGGAGCACCTGAACGCACCAAAGAATCAGTATAACTCGTTTGGTAAATACAAATACAGAAGCTGTGAAGACATTCTGGAGGGTGTTAAGCCACTACTGAAAGGCCTGTTCCTGTCTATCAGTGATGAAATCGTGCTGATTGGCGACCGTTATTACGTCAAGGCCACCGCGACCATTACAGATGGTGAAAATAGCCATTCAGCAAGCGCTATGGCGCGAGAAGAAGAAAACAAGAAGGGAATGGACGCAGCTCAGGTAACTGGCGCTACAAGCTCTTACGCTCGCAAATATTGCCTGAACGGTTTGTTTGGTATCGACGACTCCAAAGACGCGGATACTGACGAGCACAAACAGCAGCAGAATGCAGCACCTGCGAAGCAAACTAAATCATCGCCTTCCTCCCATGCTCCTGAACAGGTTCTTAAGGCATTCACTGAGGCCGCAATGCAGAAAAACACAGTGGAAGAGCTTAAACAGGCGTTCGCCAAAGCGTGGAAGATGCTCGAAGGAACACCAGAGCAGCACAAAGCGCAGGACGTTTACAACATCAGACGAGACGAATTAGAAGGGGAAACTGCTTAATGGCACATTCGATTACAGTAAGACTAAACAAGCCAGCAAGAGAGTTTCAGGCAGGTGAAAATATCGGATTCAATATCCGTGCTGGCGTTCAGTATTACGACCGCCAGACAAAAAAGAAAGAATGGACAAACTACAGCGCTGCTGTGTTTGCCAGGCCGGGAGCGCAAGCGGATTACTATCGCAGTGTTCTGGTTGAAGGCGGCGTTGTTGAAATTACCGGCGAAAACATCAAGGTTGATGTTTATCAGGGACAAAATGGTCAATCAATCACTCTTGAATTACTGAACGCAAAAATTGGATTTGCAGCTTCAGGAAATAGCCCGCAGCAGCAAAGTAGTAACCAACAGAACACGCCTGTATACGACGATTCCATCCCCTTCTGATTTAGCAAAACAAGGAGTTAATTATGCCAGCGCCTCTATATGGTGCGGATGACCCGCGCCGCTGTTCCGGCAATTCCGTATCGGAGGTGCTGGAAAAATTCAGAAAAAACTACGACCTGATAATGTCGCTACCGCAGGAAACGAAAGAGGAAAAGGAATTTCGCCACTGTATATGGCTTGCAGAGAAAGAAGAGCGCGAGCGAATTTACCAGACATCCATCCGGCCATTCCGCAAAGCCACTTACACCAAATTCATTGAAACAGACCCGCGCCTTAAAAATTACCGTTCGCGTTACGGCGCTATCAGCAATAACTGAGGAATTAATAATGAAGCTAAATATCGACCTCGGTAAATACGTTATTACCGGAACCAAGCACGACCTTGTTCTAAGCGAGAAGAAGAAAGTAACCGACGAGAAAAGTAAAAATTTCGGCAATGAAGTTCTTGTACGTTGCGGTTACTACAGCAAGTTTGAGCATCTGGTTAAAGAGTTATGCCATCGCGAAATTCTGGCGTCAGAAGCACAATCATTTCAGGCGTTACAGCAGCATATTGAAAGTCTTGGTCTGACATTAAGCAAGGCTGTTAATAGCTTTGTAGGGGAGAATGCCTGAATGAAAGCGAATACCGATGGATTAACCATGAATCAGCTTGCAGAACGTAATGCTGAACACGTAACTACCATAGCGGCACTGGAATCCAGATGCGCGGCGCTGTCTGCAAAGCTGATCATGATTAACGACCTCACGGAAGCCGCCGAACAAGCAAACAAACAGGCGCAGGAAGCAACGGAAACGCTGGTTCAGGAGCGTAATGCGCTGGCTGCGGAGAACCACACAGCACGCAATGCCGTTCAAACGTTCTGCGATGTGGTTGGAGCTAATACTGATGCCATCTGCGAAGAAGTCGGTCAGGACGGCGTAAAGGTAATTCTGGCAGCTATGAGTGCAACGGGGAATATGCCAGCCACCGACGCTTTTCTGGCTGAGGTGCGGGCAAGTGCGCGTAACGAGGGCATCAACTATGCCGCCAGCCGCCTCGCCGCCGCATTCAATCACGGATTCCTCGATAAACCTGTATCAGAAGTTCTCGACGTGACACGCATGATTTTGTCGACGAAAGAGGATTTAGCCAATGACCCACTACCAGCGGATGACGGTTTGTCAGGTGAATACGCGGAGAAATCGATTGAAGAATGGGCCGCCCAGCTTCGCAAAGGAGTAGCCCAATGAGCAAGTTAACGCGTGAATTAGTTGCACAGTCGATGCTCAGCAGCATTGAAAATTATGTATTTGAGGTTATCGATTCTGTTGAGAATGACGTTGGTGTGCTGACCGCAGAAGACCATTACACCTTAAATTCCTGGGTCAGAAATGCCGTGGAAAAAGTGGTAACTGAGCTGGAGGCCGCCCAATGAGCAAGGAGGTCGAGAAACTCAATGACTATCAACTGGCTGACCTGAAAAACGCTATCGAAAGAGAGCTTAAACGACGCGCTGATGGGCCAAAAGTCACCACGTATTATGTCGTATCCTGCATCACTGATTCTCAGAATTTTACTGATTTGGACTGCGCCTTACGTTGCTTAAAAAGTGTCACAGAGGACCTTATGGAGTGGGTAGCGGAATCCCCGGGAAACCGGGATTACGTCAATCAATGCACAGGCATTGTTGGGGCAAAACTCCAAGTGGAGGAGATGAATCTCGATCACTTCAACATGTGCGTCGCAGAAAAATATTTCGACGATATTTGTTATCCACCGGAGACAGCCCAATGAGCAACATCGACAAACAGGCGCTACGAGAGCGCTATTCACCAAAACCTGCACCTGAATGCCACATTTGCGGTGCTGAAATGACAATACAGCGCATGTCTGCCAGTCGAATTACCTATGGCTGCACGGGCGCGACATACGACGATAAAGGTTGCCACTACGCAGAAGGCCGCAGTATCGCAGATGACCATTATGAACAGTCTCGCGTCACTGTCGTCGATGTGAGCGACCCGGATGTACTGGCGCTGCTGGATGAACTGGAGCATTACAAATCACGCGAAGAGCGAGTTACAAAGCTGGTTCTGGACAACTCGACAAGCTGGGATGCTCTCTACAAGAAGCTGGAAACCGCAGAGAAGCGCACAGCGGAACTGGAACGCGCCAACGTCGCCCAAGATGACCATATCAACCAGCAGCAGGACCGCATTGAGCAACTGGAGAAAGGTCAACAAGAAGCCGCTAAGCACATCAATTCCTGGCGTCGACTGGCGAAGCAGAATATCGCTGAGCGTGGAAAGGATATTTCTGAGCTGGAGGCTGCCCGCCAGCGCATAGCAGAACTGGAGGCGCGGGCCGTCAACCTGTCAAAACTCAGCGTTGGCGAAGTCATGCACATGAGCGGATTCAGCCGGGATTATGCCGAGGGTTGGTGTGCTGGTAATGACAATGCGATACACGAAATACGCACCGCTGGCATCAAGGTTAAGGGGGAGTGATGTCACAGCAAACAATTTTGGACGTGTGTTGCGGCTCCCGTATGTTCTGGTTCAACAAACTCGATACCCGCGCCGTGTTCGCTGATATTCGGGCAGAAGAGCACACGCTGTGCGACGGTCGCCGCCTGGTTATCCGTCCTGACCTGATTGCTGATTTCCGTGCGCTGCCGTTCGCTGATGCGTCGTTTCCGGTTGTGGTGTTTGATCCGCCACACCTGGAGCGTGTGGGCCAGTCTGCCTGGATGGGTAAAAAATACGGGCGCCTGAATAAAAAAACGTGGCGTTCTGACCTCCGCGCCGGATTCAAAGAGGCGTTTCGCGTATTGCGGCCACACGGCGTGCTCATTTTCAAATGGAACGAAACGCAGATTCCGGTTAGCCAAATTCTGGCGCTGACGGACGTAAAACCAATTATTGGCCAGCGAACCGGGAAGAACGACAAAACCCACTGGATTATTTTTGTGAAGGATTAACCCATGACCACTATTACCAAAGAATGGCTACAGCAAACCATCGCTGAATTTGAAAACACTCGCGACGATATTCCGTTTGGCCTGAGCGATGACGACGCCAAAATTTTGTTGGTGCTGAAGCGGGCGCTGGCATCGCTGGATGCTGAGCCCGTGCGATACCTGAACAAATTTTCCGGTACATGCGTGACGTTAGAGCAGCAGCCAAATGCTGCAGATGATGTTGCCGTGTATATGCCGTTATATGCTGCCCCGCCAGCACCGGCAGGCAACGAATTTATCCCTAAAAACCTGGACAAGGCATTGGGTGTTGTTGGTGTTGCGTTACCTGAATCAAAGGAAGAGTTTAATTTCCAGATAGAGCGCTGGATACAGCGTCTCATTGACCGGGTTATTCGTTATGCCGACGAATTCAAAGAGCAGCCAGCGCCGGTAGTGCCGGAAGAGGCTTACAGCGACGACTGCCCTGACTTATACGCCAGTCAGCCGGAAGCTTGGGCTGCTGGCTGGAACGCTTGTCGCGCTGCCCTGCTTCATGGTGCCGAACCTGTAAGCCAAACTTACGAGTTGCCACAAACGCAGTTTGAGCAGGTTGCTGACCTCTACGAAATGCAATTTGATGATGGGCGCACCTGCGCATTCCACACAGATGGTGCAAAAGCTGCTCAGTGGTTGCTCGCATGCGATGGTAATAAGGTGCAGGAATACGTCAGGCTTGAGCGCTATCATGAGGCTCTTATTGGTAACTCTCCGGTAATTCCGGATGATTGGGTTATGGTGCCAAAAGAGCCAACTCAGGCCATGATTAACGCGTGGCTATCAGAGGTTGCTAACTGGCGCGGTCATGTGGCCGGTTACAAGGCTGCGCTGGCAGCAGCACCACAACAGGAGATGAAGTGATATTTCACCCTTCAAAATTGACCAACATTTGCTTTAATTTATACTGTATGAAAATACAGTATTCATGGTGGCAAAAATGGGTGGCAAAGTACCTAACTACCAAATCGTTTATAGAGACGAGACACTCAATTATTTCAAGCCTGGAGGATATGTTTTCTTTCAAAGGCTTAAGGAATATGGCGGTGGTTATTGGCTAGGCAAAATTTACGAGGATGGGTTCGAGTTTGTGCTTGAAAGGCCAACTTCATTAAGTGAGGGAATTAAGCATTTACTTGTTTTAAAAAGCGTTGAAGATGGGTATCTGGAATTTGTAGATGATATCGACAACTTCAAGCTCCAATGATGCGATAGCTTTTAACATATCTCATGCGAAGATTATACGTTCGTATGTCATTCAGCACATAGCTATCTTATGCTGAAAGATAAAACAAGCGCTCTTCGGGGTGCTTGTTTGCTTATGGGGAGAGTCCACAGATGCTGAAGCGCAGCAGCTCGGCTCTCAGCACCGCAAAAATAACAATCCTCGCACTCGCGGGGATTTTTTTATCTGAACTCGCTACGGCGGGTTTTGTTTTATGGAGTGAATGATGAAACTGATAGATATCTTGGTGCGTGATTTACACAAATTTGGTGGATGGCCAAATGGAGCGGTCGAATGCCATAGATTCGTGGATGAGGCCAACATTGATTTCTATGATGCGGATGGTGAATGGCAAGAAGACTGCTTTATTAGGTACGGTAATTTTGCGCAGGAGGCGGTAAGAAAGAGTATTACAGCTTGCGAGTCTGAGAGTGTTACAAAAGAGCAATACGACGAAGCAATTGCGGCCACTAAGAGAGGATGTGATGGCGTGGGGTTTCCGCCGGTGGGGTGTGAGTGCGAGTTCTTCGACTGTGAAAAATGGTTAAAAGTGACAATGCTGTATGGCGGTTCGCAATTGGTGGTTTTGTTCGACCACGACAACCAAATTGAACGCAGTTTTTCAACTTCACGCATTGATGGGAAGTTTCGCCCTATTCGCTCAGAAGCTGAAAGGAAACGCGATGAGGCTGTTAAAGAGTTCGTTCGTCAGCTTATTGAATGCGTAGACCTTCACGCAATGGATGAGAGGCAAGAGGCCATAGTGAGAGAAAAACTATACAGCATGCTACCAACGCTTCCTGGTGTAACCGTTAACGACTAGACCGCCGCAATGGCGGTTTTTTATTGGAGATAGATAATGTCAGACCAGAGCAAATATTACGATTATTATATGGTTGAAGGCGATGAAGTTAAGGCGCTTATCAACTCATACGATGCCATTAACGATCAACGCAACTCAATCCTCCCAGCCGCAGCAGAGCGGGTTGGCGCTATAGCATGGACAACAACTCGTAGTTGGGGCGGCGGTGGTGGCCTGCTGCAAAGCTTTGTTTGGGAGAAGGGTTATGAATTCCCATGCCCGATGACAATCAAGCGCGAGGATTTCTGGGATGGTAAGCGAGTTGTGATTGCTCGAGGGAAAGGAAATACAAAAGAAGGTCGTGCGTACAACAAGGAGATTGATACCGTTATCCACGAAGCTAACGCCAAACTAAAATCCTTACCTGAGTGGAATGACTACATCACCAATCATTACGGGATTATGCGTACAGGAATTGGCTGTCAATCTGGGCGTGGATTTGGTTTCGTTATGTTATCAACGTACGGCGGCAAGCACCCGCAACGCGATGATTGTCTTATTTTTGCAATACCAAATAACAAAGAAGAGCGGCATGGCGAAGTTGTTATCCCTGATGCATTCAAGAAAATAACTTACGGGCAATTCTACGACATCGCTAACGCAAAAGAAGACGAAGAAGAAACAGCGGACTAACTATGGAATCACACAGTCTCACACTCGATGAGGCCTGTGCATTTCTCAAGATATCCCTTCCTTCCAAGTTCGATTCCCAAACCGGAGAAAAAACCTATGCGCGAATTACGCGACGACTCACTTGTTGACTTAAAGTTCATGATGGAGGATTCTGGCATGGGTAAAACGTTCATTTACTCAGAAATCAAGAAAGGTAAATTGCCTTCCCCGCACAAAATCGGCAGCGCATCCAGGTGGGTTTATGCCGACTATCAAAACTGGAAACGCAGCCACTTCTCACCCCTTCAAAATGTCTCATGAATTGCCTTTGTGGGCATAAATGCGGGCATAAAATTCTTCACTTCTGTAATTCATCATAAATTCCCTGCGCTTACGACATTCATTAGGTGTCTGCAGGGGACACCATTGATACCCAGGACATTCTCTTCTTGCTGCATAACCTTTCGAGCGGTTCCCCTTTCATGTTGCTTTTATTGCCCCTATGCAACATCACCGGATATGCCATACGTTCAGCAAAAAGTCATCATCGGCCGGTTATGACCGATGACATCCCGATGTGGTCTAGAAGCGATACTGCAACCCCGCGGTAACCGTATAGTTATTATTAGCTATACCTGCGGCATCGCCACCAAAATACGCCGTATCACCGCTGGTTTTATCTATGATTTGCGTACCGCCCTTACCTTCTTCATATTTACTGTAAGCAAACTCAGCAAAGATTTTTGCATTACTGGTAATATAATATCCGGCGTCAATAGAAGCGCCATAATATCGTGAATTTTCCGTTTTTTCACGGAAGGTAAGTTTGCGCATGTAGTGTTCATCATTATCATGCGCATTTACCCAGTCGCTGTATTTAAACAGTACATTACACTCAAAGTCATTAATACGATAATCACCCGCCAGCCCGATATAGGGCATTTCGAAACGCTGGCTATAACCTATACCGCGCACGCCATGAGGAAAGTTACCAATATATCGACCATTATCATAAATATAAGACCCGCCTCTTGCCGTCCAGCTAAAACGGGTTTCCTGATAGCCCGCTGTTACGCCCGCCTTGTAGTTATCGCCCTGCAATAACCAACCTTTCACGTTCAAATCGTATTCATTAGCATAGTTGGCGCTGGTATCCGGATGAATTGAACGATCGGTCCAGCCTGGCTGCTCACTGCTCATCCAGTCATGGTCAACCATATGACCCGATCCCGATGCCAAAGACGTCCAGCCGCGGGCGTCCAGCGTCATGAACGAATAGGGTTCCCATGATAAATCCCCCTGCAACGTGGCGACATTTTTTATTTTCCAGTCCAGTTGACTCAGCTTCCGCCCGGTGTCGGTATCATAAACCAGCTCCCTGGATTTACCATTTAACACACCCACAGAAAGGGATGTCGTGACGCTATCAGGAGAGACGTCCGGAATAAATAAGGTAGACTCCGCATAAACCGACTCAGAAAATACGGCGATCATCATTACTGCAATAGCATGTTTTTTCAT